CCTATGTGGCCTGCTATGCTTGCATGTCAGACCGCACGAGGTATATGTTTGAGCTATTATTGCTTGACGGCTGGCTGTTCGCTATGCCGACTCGTATTTTACATTTTGTGGTTACGGCTGTTTGGCTGGCCTTTTGGAATTTTCCCAGCAATGGTACGAAAATCCGAGGGTACTGGCTTTTACACACCTCTATAACCATTGTGTACTGTCTGGCGCAACTCTCCGTGTTGTTGACAGTGTACAAACCACAAATTGAATGGCTGCAGCGCACGGGCGTGACATACTATAACATTTACTACCTTTGTTTCTATACGTCCATGGACCACCTGCTAGCAGCCAACTCGATGCTTGTCATTGCGGCTATGTATGCTTTCCCATCCACCCTTATCAAAAGGCGAGTGGCCAGGCTGATTTACGATCATAAACCAATCCCTGATTTGGTGGAACGCGACAGTAACAACAACTTGAAGCGGGTCTTTGGTTTGATTGTGGACCAGGCTTTCAAAGCCCAGAAAGGTTCCGGATTTGTCCCTGAGGCAGCAATGTCACAGAGCGACTTTAATGTCTCCGTGAGCCCTAAATGGCAAGTCTTCTTCACAGCGGATTCAGTCGTTGTGGGCAGCGGTTTCGTGTGCAAACGTGGCATTGTCACAGTTTTGCATGTTTACACCGTTTTGTCTAGTGAGGCTAGAGCTGGGAAGGAGATACGCATTGTTGGTCCTAAAGGATCTGCGAGGTTTCCAAAACACCAATTGCAAATCTCCGTCGAAGTGACCGAGACCATAGTCCTTAAAGTCGAACCATCCTTGTTTTCGATCATTGGGGCGAAGGCTGTCTCATCAAAGAGCATCAAACCATCCAGTACCGGACCCGTTGCCGTTTTCGGTCACAAGGAAGGATCCGTCAGGAGAACGATGGGTGCCATAACCGGTCAATCAGACTCTGGTGTGCTCAATTTTGAACACACTGCGTCTACATTAGCTGGTTGGTCTGGCTCCCCTCTGTTCCGCGGCGAAGACATAGTTGGCATCCACCGAGGCTGCGACGGCGTGCACAACATCTGCGAAGACGTTTTTGTAGGCCTCGGCTGCCATCGGGCACCTCTCAAACAGATACGAGACGCTTACAGGAAGTCCAAGGAAAGTAGTGCACCGCTCACCCTTGAGTCATTTAGCGACGTCTCCACCACCCCTGCTATGAGAGCTTTTCGAAAGCAACTCAGCGATGATGCGAAAGCTGAGCTTCGAGCAGCCAGAGATGAGGAAGTCCATGAGAAGTACAAGAACATAGCCGATGAAGAAATTCGCAAGAGTAAAATTTATCGAGACATGGTTGAGTACGATGATGACTTGTCCGATCTTGATGAGGGCACGCTTATGTCAATCTACGCAGATTTGACAGCGTTTGGCACTCTTACTCAAGATCAAGAGGAGTTCTTGGGAGTTCGAGCCGCGACTTTAGCTAGGACAAGAGGGAAAAAGAAGACCACCATCGCTGATGAAGCAGAAGTGACTTCTAGCACCCCTGTCACGGTTTCACCGGTCTCAGTTTTAATGCCTAAACCCCCTATCACCTTAGAAGCTGATGCAGAACCTGCGTCGGATTTTCAGGTGGGTCAAGGGGGCTCGACCGTAAAGACCCCAAGTTCTACGTCAAGTACCTCGGTCTCGCAACCCGAGATGGCGAGATCCTCGACGTCGACATCAGGGCGCTCTTCGCAGTCAAAGCCCAGGTCCCAGCAACCTACACCCATCCCTTTCGTATCTCCAACGGTCGATATTATGCCACCGGTCATGGTGGTGCCGCCCACACAGGCGCACCCTCAGTTCCCGACAGTGGCCAATGTCAAGAAGTTGTCGAGAGCTCAGAGGAAAGCGGTGAGCTTGTCTATCAAGGATTTGGAAGCGAAATTGCAGGAAGCACGATCGCTATTGGCCAGAGACACAGACCAGGCCGTCCAAAGTCAGCCGGCGTCACGGCCGCCACAGCTCTAATCCCCCATCTTGGGAATTATCAGCATCCCGATACGGGAGCGGTCACGGAGCGCCGCAGTCTGGTATACCACCTGTCTCAGTTCCAAGGCTCCAGGTCCTTCACTGAAGCCGAGATAGATGTGCTATGTGAGTTCTATAAAACTTTGCCACCCGGTAAGTTTCCAGTCGAACTCAATGTGCCCTGGGATTCTCAACACATACCATTTGATGTTGAAGCTATCCTTAGGCATATCCAGGCGTTGAGCATGGACACTGGTCCAGGTTTTCCCTTTTGTTTCCTTCATAAAACAAAGCAAGACGTTGTTGAAAAGGATTTACCACTCCTTGTCTCCTGCGTTCTTGGTAGGCTCAAACTCTACAATAGAATAGACTACCAGGAGCTTTTACGTCTTGAACCCACCCCATCAGAACTAGTGTTGTGGGGTCTCTCCGACCCGGTTAGAGTTTTCGTCAAGAATGAACCGACCAAGACAAAGAAAATCGGATTATGTGAACGTATCATCAATAGCGTTTCCATTATCCAGATAGTCGTTGAGATGTACCTCATGAAAGATGTTGACATGCCTAAGAAACAAAACTGGTTCAAGGGCCCAGGTTCCGTTGGAATCGGGTTCACCGACACGATGGCCTCCCAATTCCAAAGCTCTATCAACGAGAGTTTTGTCGAAGCTTCACCTCTTGACTTACCGCGTGCGTTCATCTGCACCGACGTTAAGTCTATGGATTATTCCCAGAGTGAAGATGTCATCGAGCTTAGCGTCTTACAAAAAGTCACAACAAATGCAGCCGAGTGCACCGCTTGGTCGAAGTACCTTGTTCTCAACGCCTTTGTGCTGGCCAGACCACTATATGTGTTGTCTGACGGCACATTCGTGAGTCAGGTCATCCCAGGCGGTCGACGATCCGGTGAGCTTGATACCAGCGAGGGCAACACCGCCTCAAAGGCATCGCTCACCATTTTGTGTGCCTTTGCGCATGGGAAAGTTAGAGTCAATCCTTTCCTAGCCCCCGTCCAGCGGGCTCAAGGCGACGACGGTGTCCACCAGCCCTTTTGCACAGATGAGGAGTACAAGAAGTTCCATAGTGATTTCGGAATGACCATTACAGGCTTCGAAATCGGAACACCCGAGGACTTTCTCTTTTGTTCACAAAGATGGAAAGATGGGAAATGCATCCCCCAAAACATTGTCAAGCAATTATACAACCTGCTGTCCAACCCACAGTATGACTGGGATTTGCTTAGCCAGTACTGCATAGAGCATCGAAATGATCCCACCCTTAAGGAACAGTTAGATGTGATAGAGGCGTGCTGGCCTGGATGTCCCAGTTATCCAATAGCTGGCGTCCATGACTTGAACATTTCCACAATGTTCTCGTCAGACGACTAACCGGGGATGTATATGGAGTAGAACTGTAATCTACCCGGAAGACTGGAACACGGAGTTGTGATACTTCGTTAACAAATCACTTGTCGCGGGTTGGCCGCCCGGTGGGGGTGGTCAAAGCCTAGATAGTAAATGAATAACACAAAACGAACCATCGTCGCAAAACTCACGCGAAAGCAGAAGAAAGCACTTAAACGATCTCGTAAGGAAAACATTCCCCCTGTTGTTAATACCAAAGCCCAAATAGCAAGCCATATTGCCGCTTTGAACAAATTACTATCTGTTTCACGCAGTACCAGAATGTCATCTAAACCACAACCAAAACCCTCTCTCAAGCAAAAGTTGAAAGCAGAGGTTAAGAAATTGGCTGTGAAAGAAGGCAAGAAGATACTTCGAAACAATGCTGAGAAGATCGGACTCGCCATCGGAGCTGGTGCAACAGCTATTGCCGGCCCGGCTGCAGGTGCTTCTGTCGGCCTTATGGCAGAGCAAGGCGCCATCAAGATTGCTGGTAACGGGGATTACGTTGTCACTGCTAATTCTTTATTTAATAAAGGAGGTTCAGTCGATGTTGTCCCAAAATTCGGCAACTCCAAAAGAGGAACTCGTGTTGTTCACTGTGAATACCTCGGAGATGTTATCTCCTCAGCCACAGCCAACACATTTGAGAACACCTCTTACGTGGTCAACCCCGGAAACCCAACCACTTTCCCATGGTTGAACTCGATTGCCGCCAACTACGATCAATGGCGACCAAACGGCATAGTCTTCGCCTTCAAGAGCACTTCTTCATCCTACTCGGGTACAACCCAAGCGTTGGGTGGGGTCGTGTTGGCGACTGACTATGACCTTGTTGATCCCGCTTATGCCAGCAAAATTGAGATGGAAAACACCGCTTTCGCAAACTCCTGCAAATCAGATGTTAACATCCTCCATCCAATCGAATGTGCCATTCGTGAGAGACCTGTAGCTCTTCTGAAATGTCGAGGGCCTCAAACGCCCGTCGACAATCTGCAGTGGTACGATCTCGCGAATTTTCAAGTTGCCACATTCGGCGTCGCCGGAACCAGCGTCAACCTTGGTGAACTCTGGGTCACGTATGACATAACCTTCTTCAAGGAACAAGTCTACGGTGGCCTTAGAGGAGGAACTGTTGGTCTTTACGCTTGTTCTGCCACCACCGGAATTACAACCTCGGCCTACTTTGGCAGCAATGCCACTTTGGACGCAGACAACACATTTGGTGTTGAACTCACAGGAACCACCATCACGTTCCCTGAGTCCATGCCTGTCGGCAGTTACCTTGTTTACTATAGGGTGACTGGTGATTCAGGAGCAAATGTTCCACCGACCGTAAGTGGAAACGGCTGCAGCATCATAGACTCCGTGTCCGTTGGGGCCAGTTTCACCGGCACTTCGACCATTTATCAGCGGGCGATCAAGATCACCAGTCCCGGTGCTCTTTTGACGTTCGCTTCTGCAACCCTACCCGCAAACCCTGTTTCCATGTTACTCAGGATTTTGCAAGTCAACCCAGGAATAGTTAATTAGGAAACGCCGGCAACCGTTTTCCCGTATTCATCAACTTACACCAGGTTTTCGGTTCCTTCAAACCAAACGTTCTTTAGTCGACATTTGCCGTACAGCTCCACGCTGCTCGGTGGGTATCCTAGCGTGTTTGGTTCTTATGGGACCGGTGTCTCTGGTAGTAACTTTTCCTTTTCAAATGTCATTCACGCGACAGATTGTGTCGGTTTGATAGTTATGAACAATCTTCCCCCGGGAAGGTATCAGTTCACTATGCAGATCTACCAATACCTCACAGCCATTTACGCCTCAGCCATGCCGCAGCTCACTCTTGCGGTTTCATCTCAATCTAATTGTTATACCTCGTACTACAATGATCCTGAGACTTGGTATATGCGTTCAACTGCCGCGTATAATCCGAATTCGAACCACTACACCGGTCCCACGGCCGGCACCAGCGGTTTTACCTCTCGCGATAATATGACGCGTGTTGAGTGGTATATCACCACGACCAGCGCAACAAATTCAGCTCAATTTACATTTTCTAGTGCAGCGTTTATCGCTAACACAGACAATGACTTGAGTTCCGTTTTTACTTGTGTGCTCGTGGGTCCATCTTATCCTGGTGACCAATGTTACTATAATTTCATGGACGATGATTACCACGCGTAATGGTTGCCACTATGGCACAGAGCGGCAATCTGTGCGGAAGCATGAGCCTATATGACGCAGAACGGCAATCTGCGTGGAAGCATGAGCCTATATGACACAGAACGGCAATCTGTGTGGAAGCGTGAGCCATTATGGCACAGAACGGCAATCTGTGCGGAAGCTTGAGCCCATCCCCCAGGGGATGTTGAGTTTCTTTGGAAGAAATGCAGCCGAAAACTGCTACTCAATAATAGAATGAAAGTTCCGACCCGAT